AAAAGACGAACGTTTCACAGGTTCAGAAACTTCTTCTTCCTGCTTCACAACAGGCTCAGCAGGTTTCGGTGCGGCGATAGCCTTCGGCTTGGCCCCGTCAGTCTCGGCAACGGTCATCGTAATCGCACGACGTGCAGCCTCGGTGTTGCCTTGATCAATCGCCTTCTGGTGTTGGACAGCATCCAAGAAACTTACAGGCTTGAAGTTAATCTTCGGCGTAGCACTACCGGTATCGAAGCGCATCTCGGTTACAACAGCAGTGATGGGGATACCCTTGCCGCCAAGCATCTTGGCGTACGCTTGCAAGGGCCACTTACCGGCGGCACCTTCACCAAAGATCGACGTAGCCGGAAGCGTCAACTGGAACACATCTCCAGCAACATCGTTGGCTAGAACAACAGCAAGGCGCTGACTGTAACGGCAAGCGCGGCTATTACCTTGTCCCGATCCCTGAATGTTTTGAGGGCAGTCGATACACCGCTTGGACTGCGGACTCGCAGCCTTCGCATCTGGCACTTCACCATCAGCAGACCAACAGTCAGGGGCCGTAACCTCACCGCCCTCTTGGTATTGATTAGCGTAGTAAGTACGAGAAACTTTTGGAGAGGCTGCGACAACCACCACGTTCATGTGCCGGTCTTCGTTTTGTGCGACTTCTTTGCCGTTGATCATGAGTCGCCATACACCTCCCTTGATGGAGATACGGCGAGAGGAGGCAGTGCTTCCACCACCCATCAGGGCCTTAGTCGTGTCATCGATCTGCGTGGTCTTCAGGTATTCTGGAAGTCCCGCGTTCAGTACAGCAAGTTCATTGCTCATATGCGCTCCTTAGCGTTTGGTAATCACGATAGTCTGCTTCATGTCTGCCTGTAACCCCGGCGGGTGAAGGTTTGGGTTCTCTTCAAGGAACTGCTCCATGTTGGAGTTGTTGATACGCCGCTGCATCAGTGCAAAGGCTTCGTTCTCCTTCAAAAATCTAAAGAACGAGTCCCAGTCGCTAGTCCAGTAGTGCTTATCAACTCGACGCGATATCGTACCGTGTGGAGTACGTATCGTAGATGCACCTTGATCTTTGCAGATAACCAAAAGTTGTTCCGCAATGGTATCAAGTTGGCTCTTCAACTCTTCATCTCGTTTGGCTAGTTCTCTACGGGCCTCACGTATTTTGACGTAGACCTCTGCAAGTTTTTCTGCGTTCATTGCACTCATGGTTTTCTCCTTGTAGGTCGTCTAATTTATGAGCATTATTTTACAATGTCAAGCAATCTCCTCGACAAAATTTTGGTACAACTCAATCAACTTCGTATGCACATCTAACTTTTGAGACAGCATCTTATAAATACGTTTTTCAACAGGGGAACCTTGCAAGTGTACAACAGTGCAAGGGTGATGTTGACCCGCACGGTGGACACGAGCGTTTGCTTGCAAATAAGTCTCAATTGAAGTTATTGGTCCCCACCATACAACAACGTTGGCGGCATGCAACGTGACACCGTGTGCAGCGGCTTGAGGCTGTATGACAAGCACTCGGGGGTTGGTATCTTCTTGAAACTTCTTAAAAATTTCTGAGCGTTTACTGGCGGGCACCGCACCATTGATGATGTCACACGTAATGTTGTTATTACGTAACTCTTCAGCAATGATTTCTATGGCATGTCGGAACGGTGCAAATACGATCACTTTCTGGCTGGCTTCTTGGATTACTTCCAGAAGGGCGTCAAGCCGGTTCCGCGCATCGAACGCTACGATCTCACCACTATCCGAATAGACCGCGCCGCACGACAGTTGTAATAACTTATTTAAACTCGCTGCCGCGTTAACGGCGGTAATCTCTTCACCCGCAGCGATGGTCAACATCTGCTTGCGAATCTCTTCGTAATAAGTTTTCTGCTGCTTAGTCAATGGTATGTCGCGCATGACATAAGTCATTTCTGGCAAATCCAGACATTCATCTTTCGTAAAACGTATTGCAGGTTGCAGTGCTTCGTGAACGATCTGTTCCGACTGGGGTCGCGGCACCCACTTGAACTGCGTGATCTTGATCAACACACGGTCTCGGAACGAACCGAAAAATTTAGGAACGTTGTTCGGGTTAATGATCTTGGCAAGTCCATACGCATCCGTCGGGGATTGCGCTGCGGGAGTACCCGTCATCATCCAGACCCACGTCGAAGGAGTCAGGATAGAGTTCAGTATCTTCCACCGTTTGGTGGATACGTTCTTGTACGCATTGGCTTCATCGATAATGATCAGGTCGAAACCGCCCTTGATCACCGCTTCCTTCACGATGTCGAGACCATCGTAGTTACAGATGACGAACTCGGCATCACTCTCAACGGCCTTGATTCGTTTCTCTTTCGAGTAACTATGTGCGATAGCGCACGTACGATGCGTGGCAAACTTGAAGAGATCGTTCTCCCATGCCGACTGCATGATCGACAAAGGGCACAGCACAAGTACACGCCGGATGAAGCCTTGCTTCATGAGGTAATCCGCTGCCCAGATCGCGGATGCCGTCTTGCCTGTACCTTGCTCGTTAAAACAGAAAGCCCTGCGGTGCAGAGTCAGGAACGACGCCGTGGTGTACTGGTGCTTGAAGGGTTTCTGCAAACCCGGCCATGCGTAATCTCGCATAATCGGAGATGGGACATCTTTTAGCCGCAGGTTCTTGAGTATCTGCGCTTCTTCCACACCCCACTTGACCAGCACATCGGTATCGTTCAGTTGCTTGGCAGTACGAATCACAGAAGTGATCCGCTGCGGTTCGCGCACTCTAATCAGTAATGCTTTGTTATCGATGATCTGCATATTAGGCCGGTTTACGGTCCTTCTGGCGCTTGTAAGCGCGGTTGGCGTGGACGCTAGTAACCTTTAAGTTACTCTTGTTAGTTGAGCCGCCCTTGCTAAGTGGCACCTTGTGGTCCACATCTTTACCGTCGCCTTTCTTCACACGCCCGGCCTTCATCATCTCGGCACGAGCAGCGTTACGTTTAGCGCGGTTCTTCAATTGTTCGGGCTTGCCTTGGTAGTTCGCGTATTCACGCTTGTAATCACGAGCCATGTTTCCTCCTAAGTGCGCTCTGAACTTTGTGGGCTTCTTCAATTAATTTAAACATGTCGAAAAACGCAGAGTGTTCAACTGCACCGTGAATGGTAAGTACTAACTTACCTACTTCTTGATCAACTGCGAAAAATAGATCACCTTCAATATCAAACGCTGAGACTGACATAAGGTTTCCACTTACGTTCTCAATCGTGAGCGTCAAGGTATCGCCGTTAGCCCCACGATTACTTTCTGGATATTCATATTCATAATCATGAAAGAGTGCGTTGTCTATTCCAGACTTACTCAGTTTAATTTTGATGTCACTCATACTTACTTCCCGTTGTGTGTGCAATCTTTAACCGGACACCACTTGCTGCATGTGAAGTTCGGGCGGGGGTTCCATACGTTCACTTCAAACGCCTTCTCTAACTGCGCGGTGTTGGTCAGCCATCTTTGCCAGTAGATGTCCGACTTCTCGGCATCGTACTCGCTCTTCACGAACTCGCTTGCCACTACGAAGAGCAGCCCACCCTTGACCCGCTTGACCTGTGGGAAGTGTCGAAACACTGCCAGTGACAGAATCTCCAACTGCTTTGTGTCAGCGTATTTGGATGACTTGCCGGTTTTGTAATCAACAATTTTTGCAGAGTCACCGTTCAAGATGATCAAATCTGCTACGCCGCGCCACCACACACCCTTCTCAAAGAAGCCACACGGTTCTAGGTTGCGGGTCAAACCCATCCGGTGTTCGCACAACTTCTGCCCTTCATACGCATTCAACTTCTGGAGCATCGGCTCGATGAACTTGTACTTCTCAGGTAACGCCGTACCGTCCTTGATGTAGTTCTCTGCTGCCTTGTGTACGTCCAGTCCGTAGACCAGATGGTCACTCAACGGCTCCTTAATATCCTTCTTAACCTTGAGTCGGTAATACTTGTGTGGACATTGCAGAAACAAGTCCAGTGATGAGTACGACCAGTTATATGCAACTGACATTAACAATCCCCATAACTTTTACCGACGCCCGACTCGCAGTTCAGCGGTAGGGTCGCAGCCCATCCCGGTCGCCATCTCATGCACTCTTCTACATACTGCTGTGCGGCCTCGGCTTCAGCCTCCGGCGCGATACACGCAACAGCATCATGCACGGTTAGTACGACTTGGTACTTCTTAGAAATCCGTACCATCTGCTCAGCGATCACACATCTTGCTACGGCTTGGCAGATGTTTTCAACTACTTTTCCACCATAAATCTTAGTTGCGCCCTTACGGGTGTAGTACTCGTACTGATCTTTGCCTTCGGAATCCGTTACTTTTTTCAACCCGTCATACCGCTGCCACAAGCCGCTTGGTAGCAAAAACCCAGACTCACGCGGGTCGAACCGAACGGCATCTACCACACCAAAGTCACACGCCTTTATTGTCATGATTGCTTCGATGCACCGTTGCCCTTGTCGCCAAAGTGCAGGGATGGACGGGTATGTACTTCTATAGACATCTATGATGCGTTTGCACTCATCTACATCTACGTCTACGCCAAACGTTTTTAACTGCAACTGGAACTTGGCAGCACCCATACCGTATCCGGCACCAAGGATTGTTGTCTTTCCGACGAACCGCTCGTCCTTAGTTACATCGTCAACGGATTTGTTATAGATAGCGGACGCCATGATCTTGTATACGTCCTCACCCTTCTCAAAGGCATCTAACAAGTCCTGCTGCCCCGCAAGCCAAGCCACCGTACGGGCTTCGATTTGTGAAGAGTCGCAGTCGATCATGACGTAGCCCTTCGGGGCTTGAATCGCTTTCTTCAACTTACCGGCATTCGACCCACGCGCAGGCAAGTTCTGTAGGTTGATCTTGTCATCCCCACCCCATCTACCCGTGTGGGCGGCGTAGTACTTGATGGGTACTGGCAAACTGCCACGCAGGGCAATATCTATAAACCTCTGTGTACGTGTCTCTTCAAGAGTGGTTTTTGTACCCAGTCGGGCACCCACTAGGGTCTGAATTCTGGGGTCAGGGTGGGAGAGAAGTGCCTTAAACTCCTCGTCTGTCTTGGCAAACGCCCAAGTCTCCTTACCCGTACGGGCACTTATCTTTTTAGGTGGCTCGACACCCAACCGAACTAGTAACTCTGCAAACTTGTCGTTGCTCATCAACGACTCACGGTCGGCTTCAGCCGCAGCCAGTAGCGCGGCTTTCTTCTCTTTGACCGACTCCAGATGTGACTCAAGTAACGGTAGGTTCAGTTCAAGCGTAGGTTCGAGGAACATACGCAGAGTAAGATCAATTACTCGTAGTTCTCTGGCAGGAAATTCTTGAGAAATCCTATTAAAAAGATCATAAGTAAGGCGAACATCATTGATACAGTAACGAGCATACCGATCAAGGTCTTCACCAGAAAAATCCATGCGGCGTTTGCCAAGCGCGTTAACAACTTCATCACCTTTCGCTCCTAGTTCATATCTTTCTGCAAGCGCCTTCAAACTTCCGCCAGCTTCCACGCCGTGCCTAGCCCGTGCCATACACAACGTATCTAGCCACCCCTTTGGCTTAACTCCAAAGCGCCACGACAATATGGCCCCGTCGAACTGCATGTTGTGTGCAAGAACGAACAGGTTGGGCCAATCAAATTGCGACAACCACTGCTTAACTTCTTTCTCGGTACCGCTAAACCATACCGGGTCCGCGTTATTCAGTGCAGCAGCCACGCCGATAACCTCAAACTTATCGTCACGGATGTATTCTTCCGTGGTCATCTTGGACAAGGAAAACTCCTTGTCGTAGTACGTTTCAAAGTCAAGTGTTACGAAACTCACGGGTCTACGCTCCACGCTTCCGTTTGTCGTTTGAGTCTCGGCCACTCCGACACAGTGATGAATGACTTGTCCTGCACAAGCACATGATTGGTCGGCTGCGCGGTAAACCTGCCGTTATCTAACTTGATGAAGTAGAACTCTTTAGACTGCTCTGGCTCCAGACTAAACCCGTCCAGCATCGGTATCGCCGTGAACATGTATCGCCCAGTCAGTTCTTCTTTAGAGCGTAATCGAACGATTACAGGCGCAGCCTCAAGGAACGGATACTCCACCACGCTGAAGTGGTGTCCGTAGCAATCCCAAGTCTGCCCTTCGCAAGGGGTCCAGCCTGTCACGGTTTCTCTGTGGGCCAGTCGATGCAGCGGGACATTGCGATACACCGCGCCACACTCAAGCATGACATGACACCCCCACGTACGACCGGGGTGGCTGACTAAACCAAACCACGCAACACGTTCCCACTTCTCGTTGCCAAAAGTGTTCGGCTCAACATAGCAATACGTATGACGAGGCAACGGCCCCGCGCCTGAATAAATCATCGCTTCGGCTTCCTCTTTCTCAACTCTGCATTCTCTTCCCGCAACTTCATAATCTCGTCGCGGCAAGCCCACAACACGCCACCAAGAGTTAAGAATTTAAGTTCTGTCGTTACCCCCGCGTCGTTAAGTTTGTCGGGGAGTTCCGCGATCAAGTCCAAGATGTCGTCTTCGATGTTCACCCTTTTTTCTCCTCTTTTTAACCTGTCGCTTAGTCTCATTCCAATGAAGTATTCGGTGGCAGTTTGAGCAAAGCGGAATACATTTTTCCTCTGCCTCGCGGATCGCTGCCTTCAAGTTGTAGTTACGTTTGATCAGTTCATTGACTGACCTCTTCCCTTCCTTGATGACGTGATGAAAGTCGATGACGGCAGGGTGCTGCACCCCGCAATGGGAACAAGACTTGCTGCTCTTGTACTCGTTCCACAGCCGACGCACCCGGTCTTTGGTTTTCCAACTGGCGTGAATCTGCCGCGCCCGGTTCTTGGCGTACCAGCGTTTCGAGTAAATACGTTGCCTGAGTTTGCGTAGTTCGGGGTCTTTGGTTGGCAACTACAACTTCTTCCTCCAGTACAATGCTCGGGCGAACGAGTACTGCACCTCGGGAACATAGAGTCTGAAGCCACACGAAATTAGATTGTTCGCGCTTGGGATGTTGTCCGTCGTGTCTGTTACGGCCCACTTGTAGTTGTGCCGCCTTGCCCAAGCCACGCGCAGACGAATCATCTGACGTTGTATCCCGCGACCCCGATACGCAGGTAGAACCCCACACCTGCCCAAGTACGCCCCGTCTGCCAATTGCTTGGACGGACTGATGCACGAGAAGCCCACAGGCGCGTTCCGATGATACGCCATCCACCACACGCCGTTCTCGGGAAAATACAGTTTGTCTGCCGGTAAACACGCCTTCTGTAGCACAGACAGCCGACGCTTGACGCCCCGCTCTTCCAGACTCACTTGTTGATACACGACCGCCATAGCCGCCAATTATAGGAAGCCGGGTCGGGTATGCTACTGTTTCAATCATGAGTCAATCTTTCCCCGCAGATGCTCTATTTCTGCCTTCAACACGCTAATTTCTTGGGCAAACAAGTTAGCCTCAACGCTAAACCCGCACTTGCGTAAAGTAGTCAGGGCCTCTTCGATCTTGGTCTGTTGTGAATATCTCCAAGGCATCCTTGCCATCTCATCTCGCCACGATCCCGGTGGAGACTGGTCGTCTACGCTCATTTTGCTGCTCCTTCCAGATGGTTATGTCGTACTGTTTAATCCCACGTCTCAATATCGTGCCTAATGTGGATTGCGTAACACCCCACGCATCCACTAAATCTTTGTACTGAATACGCTCTCCATACTTACGCGCTATCTCTTTGCGCTCCAACAAAGTCTTGTACTGCTCAAGACTTATCTTTGGATTGACCATACTCTTTCCTCACTTGGTCTCGAACTAATACCAATAACTTGCAGATCACATGCGTCTGCGCGGTGTCCTTGCCTGACCGTTTCAGTGTGTCGTACTCAATGGCGTACATCTCCACGATGTCCCACCGCAGTAGTTCAAGTTTCCCTTCTTCGTCGATCTTTGCCCACGCCGTTTCAGGCATAGCAATTTTTCTTACGTGTTCCTCTGGAATCTCCAGATAGGCTTCGTCTTCGTCTTTGATGTCAGACATTTTCAATCCCCTTTGCCATACGCATCCACTCATCACCGTATTCAACATCTACGTAGTCACGAAACCACGGCCCACCTCGCGTGAAGTGAACGGCAACCGGGTTCGGACAGTCGTTGCGGGTGTGCCAACCTTCTAAATAGTTATAGGCGATGGGCAGTTCACCGATACAGGCATCCCATAGAAACCGTAGTTGATGTAGGAACATCCCGCTCTCACGGTTGACCAACTCAGGCGTCACGGCCTTGATGTGTAAGTGTCCACAGTTGAAGAGGATCAGGCTGCTCCAGTTCTTGCGCGGATACTGATGCTGTACCGCCCCGTCCATCTTGTGTGTCTCTTTAGGTTTGTAGTCATGCTTGACTACCAACGCGCCGTAGTACGGATTGGCATAGTCCATCAACCCTGCGACATCGCCTCGCCAGAAAAAGTCACAGTCCATAAACACCGCCCACCCGTTGTATCCTGCAAGATACGGCACCAAGAAGCGCGTGAAGGAAAACTCTGTAGACGAGAACGGGTCATGCTCACGCCAGTACAAGTTCTTCTCGCGCATCTCCTGTTGCTTGATCGGCTGAATCTCTAACGGAACAGAAGTATGTTTCTCAAGCGAACGCTTGCAAACTTGATACGCGATGTCTTCGCGGCTATCCCAACCAATAAAAATTTTCATTTGTTACCCTCGTTCTTCTCCCGCAACTTCGCTTCCACTTCTTTCATCATGGCCCATGCTTCGGGTTCGGCTAGGTTCTCGCATGGGTCTCCACCAGCAAGGCAGTCGTTAAATTCTTCGTCAGTTAATCCAATCCATTTATCCATCACACATCCTCAAATAGTTTCTTTCGGGCTCCGCCCTTGTAGTGGATGATCTTCGCATCATCAGTCTTGTGTTCCGGTAAGCATCCATAAATTGATTCTGGTATTTCGGCAACGCCGTATTTCTCTGCGTAAATACGCATCGCCTCTTGATCGCCATACCACTTACGGAACTTTGGATCGAGCGAGTCATAAATGTTGAGCAGACTCTTCCAAAACTCATTTTTTCTGGATACCACGGCACAGCCTACATAGGGGTAGACTTGATCAATCGTCTTGCCCTCGTATTCGGGGAACTTCAAACCCCTCTGCTCGATGTTGAAGAACATGTCTCGCTGAAAGCGTCTACGACAAAACGCCGTGTCGCCACCACCTAAAAGTTCTTCTACATCAATCTTGCCCTGCACGAGCATGTCGGTATCAAGATAGAGTGTCGGCTTATCAAATGCGCGTTCTGCATACGCCTTGATCCGGTGGTAGCACAACTCCTCACGATTGACTTCGCTCTCTAGTCGATGAGTGATACCCATCACATCGGGCGTGGCATCATCCGTGAACATCACAACAAACGCATCGGGGTTGTAGCGCAGGATCGACTTGACCATTTTCTGTGGCGCAGAAATATCTTGGCCCACGTGGAAGAAAGCAAAGTGATTGTATGTTTTGTCACGCAATCCATACCGTAATTCCAACTCTTCCTTGACCTGCTGCACCTGCATATCCCACGGCGCATTCATGTTCTCGCGCTGAAAGATTTTGACACCGGGATACCACAGGCTCCGATACCCGGCACGATTGTTCCAGTACCACAGTTTGTTGGCATCGAGCAGCATGACGGTCTTACCCATCGCCCCTGCCAAATGCACGTTGGCCCCAGAAGGCGAGACGATCACATCACACAGCGTCATCAACGCTGCGACAGACTCCAAGTCCATAAACGTATCGATATGAGTCGTGATCAAGTTCGGGTGGAAGTTCTCACCCTGCTTGTGCTGTTCTTCGCCGTATTGCAGATTGATAAATTTAGTATTGGGGATATCGAACAACGGGCGCAGGGCTTCCAGTTCGACAGACTTATGCTGACCAATCGTCGGAGCGGTACTCGCCCACGAGAGACCAATCACACGTTGTCCATCCAGTTTAAGTTCGTTGCGCCAATGCTCCACACGGTTGGGATCAGCCTTGATGTAACCCACGCTGCGGTTCGGTTCGATGTCACGGACACTACGGATAAAGTGCCTACCCAATGAGGCGATGGGAATGTGCGAGTCATGCTCTGACATCTTGACCCGTGCATTGTGTCCGATGAACGTCACGTTCTTAGCCTTGCATCCACGCTGAAGTAAGTTCGCCAGACGCAGATCGATCATCACCGTAACGTGTTCGCACTCCTTGGCTACGGCTTCGATGAGTGAGGCATACAACAACTGATCGCCCACGCCCTGTTCGCACCAGATCAGCGGCTTCTTGCTCGAAGAATATCTTTCCCATTGCGGGTGCTTGGTTTTGATCTTGGGAGCCTTGAAAGTCTTGCTTCCCCAACGCCGCTCGTAACCTTGCCAACCATTCAGGAAGTCACCCATCTGCAAGGCAAGCAGCCCGACTGTCCAACCCGCATCGTCGTTGTTCGGTTCGAGTCGTACGGCTAGGTCAAACCATTTCCGTGCAGCCTCCCAACGATGCATCTCCCAATGACACCGCCCTGTTTGCAAAGCAGATGCCGTCAGCACCGGAACAACGCTGTTCAGGTTCTCCAGATACTTCGTCGCATCGTCGTAGTTGCCTTGCTCTGCGGCTTCAAACCCTACCTTGTAGACATGTTTAGCCATGTCCAAGAGGGTCTGTGTTTTAGGTTGTTCTTCACTCACCAATAGTCCCTCCCACCTCGTTTCGCTGCCCATACCGGGGGCGGTACACGCCGCCACTCCTCTCGTCTGCCTTCGTCAAGCCAACGCAGAAATCTTTTTATCAGACTCATACGGCCTCCTGCGGAACTAACTGAATAACCCCAACAGGCAAAGAGACCGCCGTCTTCCTACCCTCACGCGGATAGATCAACACACGGCTTGGGGCTTCAAGCATCATCGCATTGGTCACGCCCTTCTCGATGCCTTCAAAGTCGTCTAGTACAAATACCGTTTTGTCGTGAACAATTTTAGACAAGGGTTCGGCATCACTCTGACTCAAGCGACCATCCAGATAGATCAGATCGACCTTGACCCCTTTCTCTGCCAAGTTTGTGAACATATCTATTGATGTGCAGCGGGGATATTGTTCGATAAGTTTGTTGGTTGGATTAACTTCAATGTCGTTTGCCGAATCACAGGTGTATATACGATAAGAAAAATCTTCCAACGCCTTCGCCATCACGTTCGTAGATACACCAATAAATGTACCCACTTCGGCAATGGTGTGCGGCTGAAAGAAATGTATTAACTTGTAGAGATCAACGGCATCGTCGTAGGACAGTGAGCCGGTGTTGTAGTCGGCTTCTTCTCGTAGATGTTGTTGGTCTTTGATAATCTTCTCTATCGCCTCGTACGGGTACTCTGAAATCTTGTCATCGACGATTTCCCAAAAGAACCGACTGAACCTTGCTCGTCCAATTTGTAAGGTGTTCATTTGTTCAACACCGCCATAATCTTGTCACCGATAGCCATCGCTGCGACCTGCTCGGCATCGGATAACTGAGAGAAAAGTTTTGTGGCTGGCTCAACGCAGCGATCACTAAAGACCGCCATACACATGTAAAAAGCCGTAACAATAACTACCTCTGAAGAGGTGACAGGCGGTAACTTCTGCTTCTTTACTCGACGCTTCTTTGTCTTGGTTTTCATTTTCATGCTCCCTCCCGCACAAAGATTTCACGGTCGATATACCAACGTGCCTTTTTCAGATCGACAAGTGGGTCAGAGTCCAACTTCTTACCGGCACGTGCAACGTACTTCACCACGTTGCCCAAACGATAATTCAAGTCTTTGGCTTCGATGAAGTCGATGGTTTCAATGCCGCCCGTTCTGTAATGTGGCGGGGATTTGACTATATCGACTTTCGTCTCCTTCACCACCTTGATAATCTTCGATGACTTCTTAGCCTTCTTGCGTGGCTTCTTAGCATTACCGCCAGTCTTATCTAACCACCGCACGTAGTACACGTACGTCGGTTTCACCTTCGTTGCTTTAGCAGCCTCTTCAATCGACTTGCCGCTGTTCAACATCTTTATAATTTTTGCTTTCTTGCTCATCTCTAGTCTCCTTTTGTTTATCCAACTTTGTTTAGTTTTTCCATTAACTCTTGCATCTTCGGACCATCTTCCAACAACTTGTACTTCTGATTATCTTCTTTGATCTTCTTCACCAAGAAACCTTTTTTCACCATGCGTTTGACCCGCGCATGGATCGTGCCAAACGACGCGTACGGCCTACCGGAAGAGAATTGCATGATAGTTGCATCCTCTTTGCCCAGATGTTTGACGGCTATCTCCGCGAGGATGGACAAGTCTACGCTGTCCAATCCGTAATCCGCGCAAACCGCCAACGCTTTTTGTAGTTTATCTATTTTCATTTCTTTCTCACCACCGAATAGTAGTTACGTCGGTCCTTTCTGTAACGCAAGTAAATCAAGTTCTCGTCCTGCATCCACCGTATGTATCTCAACGCATGTCGATACGTGAACTGGTATGTCTCCACCAAATCCAATGCCGTTACTGCATACTTAGACCGTGCCAGACGCATGATCCTACGTGCTACGCCGTAACGTGTTTTAGTTCGCTCCTTCTTCATAAGTTAAATCCATCACGGCAGGTTTCGCTCGGTTGTTCACCACGTTGTCGAGTGCCAATATGAATACCCCAACCGACTTGTCATCGACGATGAAGGCATACCCACCCGCCGTAGCAATATCCGCAAGGTTCTTCATCTGTAACGCCGTAGGCTTGTTACCGTTTGCTTTGCACTCGATACCTATGAACTTACCGCCGATACACGCCAGAAAATCAGGTGGGCCAGACTTACCGTACCCGCCCGTCACCGGCATAACTGTGTACGCCGAATGCTTACCCAACACCATCTTCACTCTATTTTTTACTTTGCTTTCCGGTGTCGCTGCCATAAGTAAGTCCCAGTAAGTACTCGTACTCGTCCCGATCTAACGCCACCACAAAATGTCGTGGACCAATCCACGTACCAAGCATGTCAGCAGGGTCGTACTTGCCTCGCATCATTCGCATTAACGCGACTTTCTCTGCGACAGGCTTTTGTAAACAGTGTTTACAAGTATCGAACTTAATAGACTTTTGCTTGCGTTTATCAATGAGCGTGTAGTTTGGGTACGTGTCTCCATTGGGTTTCAAACTAATCGAAAGTAGCCATCTACTTGTTAGCATCATTGGACTCTACCCCATAGTTTGGCAGAGTGCAATCATTCGTACACCCAAAAGTTACACCGATTAAGAGCCACGCCCACACCCTCGATGAACTGATCGACCGGAGATATTTTCAGCAGGGCCACGTTTTCTTTGATGTTGGCTGGGATCTGATCGTAGCGATACGTACCAATATGTGGTCCGGTTACATGTTCTTTGTGTGATACCGACACCATGTCATCGGGGCTAACCAATACGTGCAGTTTAGGTTCCTTCTTAGACTTACGATACTTGTCTACGCGGTACTTATCTGCGAACCCATCCTGAGTAATCGAATTAAGTCGGGTTGACTGGTACGGAATACCTGTTTCCAAATAATTAATGTAATCCTCTGCGATAGCATCCGTATTGAAACTCCTCATCGTGGCCCAAATATCCGTAGAGAATTCATCTCGCCACGCACGAAATGCCGTATCCATACGTGTATGGGACAAGTGAGTGATCATCGGCCCTTCAAATGGATTGACGTATTCCTTCAGCCACCGTCTTGCCTTCGCCAGATTGTTAGTCTTGCGAGTGTGGTAATCGTCGTTGTGGTAACTGTACTTGTCGTTACTGATTAACTCGCTGCTTATGACAAACACTTTCTTATCAGTCATCGATAACGCCAGAACAGCATGATCAGGCCAACGCTCATCAATAAAGTTAACGGAGTCGTGACCATCGGACACTACTTTTATGGGGTAGCGGCACACGTGCGTACGTTTTAGTTCGGCTACCAGATTGTTGAGTTCTGGATAGCGGTCAGGGTCGTGAATTATTCCAGTAAGCATCTCTAGTCTCCTATTTATAAACAGTGTTTACATTTAGAACATCGACAGAATCTCATCCACTCGGGCCTTCACCTCAAGCCGCGTCTCGTTATCCTTACGCAACTCTTTGGCATCCAACCCAACCAACGCCCTCTCCAACTGCTGCCGTGCCTGTTCTAACTTGGCATCGTTAGTCACGTTCAACTTGGTAAGCATGGCGCACAGTTCTACAGCGTTATCTACCAACGAATCTCTGAACAACTGCTTCTCGGTACCTGCCAACTTGTCCGACATGTGTTTGAGGCAGTCGTGCAGTCTATCCCACGCATCCTTCATCGCCGCGTTCACACGCTCGTCGGATATCTTCTGTAACTCCTCACGGTACTCGTTCGGAATGTCAACACGGAAGTCACCCGCGCTCGGCACCGGACTAAACACGATACGTAGAGAGTTCTTGCTACGTACCTGTTCCGCTGTCGGATAGTCGTCAGCATTGAACAAATCACCCAACGAGAAGGCTGCTGCACTCACAAGATCATCGTACTGGCGCACGAAGTCCTCGATGGCATCGTTAAACTGCTGCTGAAAGTTACCCACCATCGCCTTGTAATCGAAAAAGTTAGCCATCGGTAACAGCCTCGACCCGTTGTCATTCCACGGCAACGTGTTGTCGTAATGCCATTGACGGATTTGTGTAGCCACCGCGTGAAGCGCATCCAACGCCTCAGTACCCGCAAGTAGTTTCTTGTGGTAGTTACCCGCTCGGGTCTTGGTGTTGTTAGACGCATCAACTTGCGCAGAGACGCGCTTGTCCATCTTGCGTCCAGTCCACACAGAGATATTAAGATCAACCAATACAGCACTATCGTGAATCATTGTCTTGCACTCCTAGTTTTATAAACAGTGTTTACTTAATCGTCACAGACTTCCCAACGGGGGAAGTAATACCGTCTGTTGTGATACCCCACAACACAGGGCAGGGCCACGGTTCACCCCACGAACCCACATAACCATCGGTCAGCACCACGCAACACTCGGGCTTGAGCCTTTTAGTTCTTAAGTATTCCGTTATGCAACGCGGATCAGTCCCACCACCACCCTTCGGTTTAGTACTGGCAAGTAACCGATCAAAGTCATTACGCGCATATTCCTCGTGCTGACACACCTCCATGTCCCAATACAATAGATCGATGCCATCAGGCTTAACTGAATCACATATAGCCTTCAACTCACCAAGGAATTGCCCTATCTGTTCACCGTCGATGGAGCCAGACGTATCAATCGCCACCGCAATCCGACCGATCGCCGTACTGATACTTGATGGCATGTATACATCTTGTCCGATCCACCTACGGGCTGGTCTACGCCAAGTACTCTCGTCACGGTCAGCGCACACCGACGTAACGAACTCACGCAACGCTTCGCGCCAATCTACTTTCGGTGTGAGTGCATCACTCACTTCACGTGGCACGTTACCCTGCATTTTCCCCGCGAGAATCGCACCTTGTCGTAACGCTTGGTCGATGTCACGTGCAAGAGTCTCCTTCTCCTCGGTGGTCATGCCTTCGCCAGACTCCCAGTCGTGATCGTCGAACCCACCATCCGGATCACCGTCGCCTGACTCACTACCTTGACCCTTCTCGTTGTTATTACCCCTACCTTGTCCCTTACCCTGCTGCTTGAGCAACCTGAATACTGTTGCGGCATCCATACCTCGGAACTGCTCATCCAGTAACCCACCCTCGGGCAACTTGACGAACCGACCTTCCTTGTCACCGTCGTAGATCATTAGGTTGATCACGTAATCACAGGCCATGTTCGCCAACTTCGGATTCTCATCCCACAGATGTTTCCACGTCTGTATATGACGGAAGGCTTTGTGAAGATTCTCGTGCAGGATCAACCCACGCAACTCAGGCTCGGTCAACTTGTCTACGAACGTCCGACCATACTTAGTGTTACGTCCATCGGTACAGGCAGTCGGGAAGTTATCGACAACCTCGGTCTTACCCACCATGAACACACCTGAGTACAGGCAGTAGTTCGGCTCGTTCATCAACGCTACGTGCGCTCTCTGCACACGCTGTTCGGCGGTTAGTTTCGCCATGTTGCACTCCTATTTATAAACACGTGTTTATTAGAACAGCCACTCGTTAGCCAACGCCCAATCCTTGAACTCTCGGTTCATCACACAGAACGACTGCTTGTCCGACTTCATCACAGACTTAGCGAACAGGGCTTGCCATTCTTTGTCCATACGTTGTATGTACGTCATCCACCTAGACAAAGTATCTTTCTGGACGCGACTAATCGCACTAAACACACAGATGCATCGAGCAATCGTGTCATCTGGCAACTTTGCCGTAGACGGACTCGCCATGATCGCCTCCCACGTGGGCAACTTATCGACCACGGTGAAAAACGCTTGCATGTCGCGGGCTGCCGACTCTCCAATGACACCTGTCAACATGCTAATAGTTAGCGCATCACCTAATTTATCTCTACGCTTGGCGATATAACTCGCCTTCTCCAGACTACGTGGCGTAACAACTGCGCCCTGTCCGGCCTTCCCCGGATGGTTGATATACGGATTATCACGTTGTGCCGTGTCATCACCCGCTGCCAACGCATGCGGAAACTGCTTGACCCACGCAATAATCTCGGGCGCGATGTCGTTCTTCAACGCATAGTTCTCGATCCACTCATCGGCCTCGGGCTTACGGATACGTACCACACAGATGCGATTGCGCTGATGGGGCTGCAATAAATCTCCGATACCTTCGATACCTAAGTTAGTCGTACCGAACACGATGCTACCCTCGGGCAAGTAGTGATCACCGATCCGTCCCTCGTTCATCAGGGTCATCAACACGTTCTTGACTGAA